ACTAGAGACACAGGAAATCGAAAGAACAATCGAAACTACTGCTACTACTACCTCCTTGTCGGTCTTCTCGCAATAGGTTTACCCGCCCGTGCAGAACCAGAAGTCCAGAACACGTCCAATCCCGTGGCTGCAGCTACTGGAAATGTTACAAATCAAGCAGTCCAATTCCAAAATAACGGTGCTCCGAGTCGTCAAGTCCTCGGACCAAACATCTCATGTAATGGAGCTACAATGACGTTTAGCCCATTTTATATGGGTAATCATACAACTCCATTTGATGAGAATATGGATCAATCTAGCTACACTGTAGCTGAGAACTGGGGAGCACAGATTAACTTCATGGTTCCCCTAGATGGTTCTATTGTAGAGACTTGTAAGGCTATTGGTAAAAGACAATTAGCAAAGATGGCTCTAGACTATGAATTAGTTAGAGCTAAAGAATGTGCAGCATTACAACAGAAAGGTTTCATGATACGTCCTGGTTCACGTGTTTATCATATGTGCCATGATATTATTCCTATAGCTGCATTTAAAGCAGAGGTTGCTAAAAAAATAGCAGCTTCTCAACCCCCTCCACCACCTAAACCATGGTGGAAAAAACT